GCTTGCAGTCCATGCATCGGTGTCTGCTTTACCTAATATCATTTTTTCTCCGTATTAAAAAAGAACAGCTGAAACACTCGGTCATTCTGAAGAGAGTCTCCGAAATACTGCGAGGCTGCGTGTATATGTTGGGCGTCAAAGAGAATCATTCGATTATACTTGTTCCCCACAACGTCTACTACTTCGAAAGGAGTTGGGTCATAAAAGTTACCATTGAACATGCTCCAATCCTCCTTCTTGCGTACGGTGTCCTTTCCGGTCTCTTTGTGTCTATAAAGAGTAGTACCACACTCTACGGGAGCATCAGGGGTTAGATATATCATAGCTGCCCATTTCTGGTCATCAGCATGGATAACGAATGGGTCTTCGGCCATACAATGTTGGAATACACCATTGGTTTGGTAATCCCATCCTCCCAATTCTGTCCCCTCCTCCATTTTACTTCCTAATAAAGATTCGAAGTATTCTCGTGTGCCCTTGAAATGTTTGGGTTCTAGAGTTCGGTGTCCCACAGCCCCGTGGTATCCTCTCTCTACATAATTTCGTGTTAGAGCATAATCTCTCACTGCATCAGGATTGGTGTAGAAATTATCTACTACAACCACTGTGAATTGTGGAGCCTTTGCTACACTAACGTCTTTAACCAACTCCTCGGATAGTTCCTCTATACTCATGCTCTCGAGCGGGTCACCCTCTTGGTATTCCCTATATTCTGCGACATTCATCTTCAAGCTTTTCATTTCTTCATATTCTTCTCTTGAGATGTATTGGGCGCCTTCCATGGTTGGTAACATTATTTACTTTTCTTCTCCTTTAGCTTCTTTATAATCTCTTCTTTGTTGGTGAGAGCGGATTTGATACCTCTGGATAAAGCATCTGCATCTCTACCTTCTAGATTATCTATATTCCACTGAACGTGGCCGTCATAACCATGTGTAAGTTCAAATCCATCTTGTACCTCATGGAACTTATCTCTGCAATCATCGAACCTTCCAATATGCCACAGTGCTACTGCTTGCTGGAACGGTATGACAAAGTTTCCATGATATCCACAATCGGTCTTCATGGGTGGGGCTGCCATTTCTTTATGTGGTTCTCCTGCCATTGCCCATGCATATGACTCATGCCATTGACCACACAGTTCGTGTGATATGCTCAAGAGGTGGTATGCCTCAGGTCTCTTAGGAAGAAGAGCTATTGCTAGATGACATGAGTTTTTAACATGTGCTTCTCTATCTCCTTGGGTTCTAAAGCAGCAAGCCTTGCGTAGCAAACATTCGTATGCCAGCATCTTGTTATCTGTCAGCTCTGCACATTTTAAATAGTATCCCATGGCAGAAGCCGTTTGCCCTATGAGCTCATACTCATAACCAATAGCAAAGCTATTCTCTGGTACATCAGGGGCTTTTATGTACTGTTCTAATTGTTGTTGTAACGACATAATTATGTCTCCTTTTTCGCTATAAATATCTCAGGACTGATGGTTGGTCCTATATCATATCCTTTATCAAATAAATAATCAAACAGGTCTTCTCTTAACTTACCGAGACCGGGGGAATGCCCATCTGCATTTGCCCAGCTCTCAAAAAGTATAGGAGGGTAATTACTCTTCTTTAAAGTCTTTTGAGCTCCTTTAAGGACTTCGAGCTCGTGTCCTTCTACATCTATCTTAATAAAACTTATATTTTCTATTTTATATGAATCCAGTGTTCTAACAGGTAAATCGTAATAGTTGTCTTCTTTCCACCCGTAAGAGGTGAAACCATTTGTTCCACCATCATCCTGTCTCTCATAGAACCTTAGTTGTCCTTCCTTTGAAGAAAGTCCTATATTAAAGGTGTCTACTTTATGGGAAAGATTCTTTAATAGAATGTTCGCACAAAGATGATTATAGATACGTTTAGTGGGTTCGTATGCATACACTTTATCTGCATAAGGACCTAAGAGCCACGTATAGGTTCCTATATGAGCTCCTATATCTACAAAGGTTTTATTAGGTTGAATGAAATTGTTTCTACACCATTCTATCACTTCAGTCTCTGGTACTCTCTTATTTGGGGTAACATGGAATCCTAAATACTGGGTCATCTCATCTGGTACTATAAAGTAATCAGAATCTATCTCTTCCGCTTCTCCATACTCTTTTACCATACGAGACTTATTTGATACAGGGTCTATCCCGTTTTCACATCTCGTACACATATCGTAGCAGGTATTGGGAGCAGGTAGTATATCATCATACTCCTGTGTGTAGAGGTTACCTAGAATCTCTTCTAGATTGTAATCCATACAACACAAAGATACTTCTCCATTGGGGAGTAGTATGTTATGATAGAGGTCTTCCACACATCCGCAGGTCTTCTCCGAGTCATGTAGGATAGAATGGAATCTATCCCATACTTCCTTCACTTCTGGTTTCAGCTGAGCCTCACCTAATAGGTTACCTGCTCGATGCCACATCTCATAATGATTAACTGTATTATCGGGATATATAGGTTCTACTTCTTCATGAACCTCTCCCATCGACATTGTCTGGAAGTTTTCAATATTGGAGTTCTTTAATGCAGTGATTACCTTTATGTAGGTTTTATTAACTGGGTGTTTAGCCAGTCTCTCTTTATCAGGTAGGTGTAGTGTGAATCCACCATTGGGTCCACCACAATAGGGTATGTCCTTGATGCGTTCCACATCCTTGAGGGACATTCCCACGGCTGTTGTGAATACTGATACTCTGTGCCCCTGTTCGTTGGCATAGAGCAACATATCCGAACACTGTTTATTTAACCACGGTTCAGTGAAACCTGACATCGTTATTCTTACTTCCTGTGGTAGTTTATCAATCACCATCTTGAAGTCTTCCAAACGCATGATTCTATCTTTCTCAGTAGTAAAGTGCTCAGCGTCCCATACTTTCTGTAAGACTCTCTGGGGGCAGAACACGCAATCTACTACACACCCGAACTTGGGGATAGAAGTGGTTATTTCCAGCGTAGGCCAGTCTGTGGTTTTCCAATACTCCTTCATTTCTTTTTCTTTTCTTTCTTTGGAAATGCCAGTGATTCTGGGGCCTTCCAATTAATAATGCTCTCTAAGAAATTCTCAGGAACAGTTACCATATATGCGGAATTATCTTGGAATCCGAATGTCACGAAGAAATCATTAACATCAGGATGTTTAGCCATTCCACAGCAGAACTCTATACGACCATCCATAAACTTGAATGGGTCGGAAACTCCTGCGAGGTTCCACTTGTCGTCCCACACCATAAACCTATGGTAGTATTGTGAGTCTCTATCATTCTTTTCGTTATGCCAGTAATCACACTCGTGAACTACACAGATGTAATGCTTCTGGTCCTTCTTTTCTGCTACACTCTTTGGGTAGAAAGGGATTACCTGTGAACTACCGCGAGGTTGTAGCTGTAAGGGCAGCTGAGTGGCCTCAACTCCTTTGTGTACTACGGTACTGGGACAGCGGTACTTCTTGGGCTTACTCTTCCATTTTGGATTTATATCAACTTTGATAACCTCTACAGGGTTTGCCCATTTCACGTAGTGAAACGGCATATCTAATATAGGCATCCAGTTTTTCTCACAGTATACTTCAGAGCCTTCGGGGGGCTCTATTACATAGCGTCCCATTTCCTTCACTCCTTTTTGTGTTATCTTAATTTCGGACAGTACCATTCTACCTTTCCCGTCGGGAGCGTAGCGACGCACACCTGTAATGTACATCTTACCTTCCCATTCAACGAGCCTTCCATCCTCCAGCCCTACGAAGTCCCACTCAGGTTCCTTGGGGAACTTACTGGTGTCTATCTTCCGTGGGGTAGCGAGCTTCATGGTCTTCAGGTTAAAATCACAAATGTAATTAGTAGTCCTGAGGTAAGGGTCACTATCTGGTCTCACATAGTTCAATGGCCCCCATGGGGTCTGATACTTGCCCTCTCCTTCACAGTGGTGAAGGTAGTATGATACGTGGCGTACATTAACCAAATAGTCGGGACTACCGGGGTACTGCCAAATCGACGGGTTGCATAATCCTAAGCCGCCCGTTGTCTTGCTAGCTATTATCAGAGGGTTAATCGCCCCTCCTTGCTTTAATACCAGTGGTACTAAAGACTCTTTCATTAGGTCTTTCATCTCTATGCTTTCACGTTTTTGTTCCATGTTTAAGCTCCATTAGTAAAAACTCTAAGTTCCTCTGTAAGCTCTATGTTGCATGAGCATTCACAGCCCTCTCCACAGACAGCGCACCCATGTACACAATTGCACATTTGGTATACTGTTGCTCTTGCTGTCGTGTCGCTCCTCGCGATTTTGAGCAGGATAAGATATCCTATCAAATCATCGAGAGTGTCTTCAGTTGCATCATCGAGCCCGTGGTTCTTTATACGACTAAGCTTATCATCGATACGTGCACAGATGGCCTGTGCGTTATCGAGCTTACTAAAAATATTATTCGGGCTTATAGCTGAATCGCCATAGGCCTTGTTCTTGCTTACAAGCAAGTTGCGAATTTCATTACATGTCCATTTGATGGAGTTTTGCGTTGTTTTCGTCATAAGTTATTTTCACTAATACTTTTAGCACTTGTGGGTATATAAAGTTAACGTTGACCTTCTCAGTTCAGCACTCCCTAAGTTACGTGCTTAAAAAGTAGTTACAACACT